GTGATGATGGCAGGTAAGTCAAACGGCATACCGATAGGTATGTGGCCCCACACGGGGCGGAGGGGATGACCCCTTGCAGGCGGGAGGGGGCAGCGCACGCAGGTAATGAGAGCCACGGAGCAGCGACCGACTGGGGGAGGGACTCCCTTACGGGAGTTAGGCCTATCCTCTCCTCAGGATGACATATAAACCGCCCTTGGCGATTCCCCCAATCGGGTGAAGCTGTTTATTAGACGCTGTAACCAATAATTTATTGGGCCGCCCCGCGTTATCGGGGAGGGCCCGCCACAGGCTTACAACAGCTAATCAGAGGGGCCCCTTCCCATAAGGGGGCCGTTAGTTAATTAAGGGATCCTGGAGAGGAATTTTATTAGGTGGTCAATAGAGTGTATATTATATTCCTTATTACTCCCTCTGGCCCGCCACCTCCCCCGGCGCAGGTAGTAGTAGTAGGAGCGCTCTCCCACTGTGATGCGGAGACACTCATCGCTGATAGGCGCCCAGGGTATGCCGTGTGCATCTAGTCGCGCCTTAGCGTAATCTATAGCATTGCTTTCATTATTCATCAGCTGTTTCATTATATTGGCATATATATACTATCATTTGGCCGCCTAGACTATCGTATGGCATTATTGTGCGCATTATTCTCATTGGGGCCCGCGGATAGTCCCTGTTCTATACCTGCTCTGCCCCTCGCTCTTATGGGAGTGGTTATAAGGGGGCTGTTATATTGATAGTCCACGAGGAGGGAAGGGGCCGCCTGATTATAGAGCGGGCCCCCCTCTACCGCAGGGCCCACTGTGTTATAACATCGCGGGCCCCATATGCATTGGTATATGACAGTAGCTGCGCTTATACCCCGGTTCCTTATACCGTAGTAGGGCACACCATCGTGACAGTATGACCTCAATGCTGAGCTACACCGACCGCGTACCGTCATACCGCCCACGGCGCGGGCCATATGTTAGTTGACTACTCAATATTGGGGTTGACACCACTGCAGGGGCGTGGTATAATGGATGTATTGGATTATAGAGATGCGGCCGCTAGACTATTTAGGCCCATCTTGCTAGCATATCCACAAAATTAGCCTTAATAATCACCCCCCTTCACAGAGATGCGGCCGGCGCCCAGATAGCACCACTTATGGCCATCGAGGGTTGTACTAGGTAACGGTAATTACCTCCTAGAGCCCGGGCCTTCCTCGCTAATTAGTACATCGGCATTATTGCCACGACGATAATTTCGATGTATAATGTATATATGCTAGTGCTCACTGAATATCTGGTCAGTGAGCATGATCTAGACCTACTGAATATCTGGCCAGTAGGTTGAACCTATCCCTAGATTGTGACCCCGGCCTCCGATGGAGGGGGGGACCCGCGATCAACGGATAATTAAATGCCCTATAGATGGCGTCTCGGCCTCCGATGGAGGGGGGATATGCATCTGTAGGGCATTTTCATTTACTTATCCCTGGGGCCCCCTTCCCCCCCCTGCTCCCGGCCTCCGATGGAGGGGGGATTGAGGAGGGTCGCAGGGATAAGTAAATGCCGGGAGCCCATCTCGTGGAGGCTGCCCGGCATAATTACACATGAAAACCTCTCTATTATAACACATGGAGGCACATGGAACTAAAATCAAGTAGCGGATTCGAACCTCGTCCATCTTACCACGCTATGCATATTATGCTAGGTGGGGCCCGCCGTTATCTCGCGGCTGCCACTATTCATACCAACGCCAGTGGCTACCAGTACGTCCTCGCTAAGGAGAACAAGCGACTATTCGACTATCTCGAGCAGTGCCGCTTCTTCGTGTTCCATTGCTCTAACGTCCGTAAGGAGTTGGTATATGTTCACCAGATAGTTCTCTACATTGATAGGCGGCCCGCCGCTGGTTGGAGACGAGAACGCCGCGGTGAGGTCTGCCGCGCGGGCCTCATGGAAGTACATCACCTCGATGGTGATACCTCTAACAACGACTATGGTAATCTCTGGTACGTGAGCCCTATCGAGAATAAGCTCCTGGCCCACGCTACTCAGAATCCTGAGGTTATCGCTGACCCCGCTCAGTGGGTAGTGCACTATGGTACCGATAGTGGCGATATACGCCCCTTCGCTCAGTTCACCCACCTGCTTGAGCTCACACTACAGCGCACTATGACACGATTGGGCCTCGATTGGGCTCAGGAGAAGGTGCAGCGCTGGTGGCGGGCCCTCCCTCAGAATGCAGCTCGCCATCTCTTGGCTGGCCTTAGATCTACTATCGATCCCCTACTTGATATCTTCAGGAGGGAGCGGGCCGCCTACGCGTGACGCTGTTGCACTGTTGCACGCTGTGATGCTGTTCTCTCAATTACGACGGGCCCCGCCTCCTCGAATAGGTCATCACATAAGTCCTGACAACAATACATCACGTATTGACTGACGGCAAACGCGCTGTCTGCCACCATGATGTAACCCCCTTCTCCATCTGGCCTGATTATGCTGCTCCTCTCTAGCTCCTCTGCCTCCTCTATAGTAATGGGGGCTAGGTATCTGCCATCTGTGGCTCGTATTGTATATTTAGTTTGCATATGATTTATTTAGTCTTGTACTGCTTGCTCTCGCTGCTCTCTCTGCAGCAGCCTTCATTATATTATCGTCTAGTCCTCGAAAGTACTCTATATCTCCTAGGGCCATGAAGTAGCCCATCGCTTCTACTAACTCGGGCCTCTCTCGGAAGTAGAGCACCTTCCCTCCTCCTTTTAGATACCTCGTCAGTAATCTCGCTATCTGTATCCCCTCCTCATTGGCCTCTATCCATAGACTCTTGAACGCTGTCGTACATATATTAATATCGTGCCCCATCTCTCGGGCCCTCACTAATGTGTATCTCTCTAGTAAGGCGTATCGCATTAGAATGGGGAGATGGGCCTGGCCATACTCCTCTAACCAATCTGCTATTACCTCTAGTGCTATGTTTAATTTACTCAATGTATTACGCGCCCTCTGCTATGGGCGGGGTTGACCCGCTAGTAGCGGCGGGCCGTGTAATTTATAGCTAGGCTACTCTAGCTCTTTATCTCTCCTGGAGAGTTACCTTACGGTTAAACCAACTGGGAACACCTGCTTCAGGAACACTTGCTTCACGCGCTGCTCCACTAGCTCCTACCCCTTTACTTCCTGCCTTCTTACTGAAGAGCATATCTAACTCGTCTTCGTGAACGAAGGTATCGTCATTCCATGTTTCATAGTCAATTGATGCAATGTCGTTCCTCATGATGATTATATTGCCCTCGGCTGAGGGCTTCTTAGTTTTACAATCAACTACCATTGTAATGAATGGACTGCCATTTCCATGGATACGGTAACCATCAGCTACGTCCTTGGCTATAGTATCAGTATCTTGTGGTCTGAATACTAGATTAACAGTCAGCCCAATGGCCAGCTCACTGGCATCAACGAAGCTACCATTCGACAGGTTCAATCGATAGTCACTGGCTCCCACACAGGTGCCAGTTAGCACCGTGTTGCCATTCTTAGGACTAGTAGTAAGTCTTACTTGCTGGGTTTTGTTGCTGCGTGTCAATTTGATTCTGAGCTTCATATTACACCTCGGTTAGTTGGTCTTGAATTAATTAATAAGGCGGGGGCCGGGGTCCCTTAGTGGTGCGGCCACTCTTCTATGCGGCGGGCTCCGTGGTATGGCCATACTTGACGGCTCGTTCCCCCCGCGGGGGCCTTCAACATCTGCGGGTGTGCAAAGTACACCCTGACTACTAGCTCTCGATGGCGTGGTTTAATTGCCAGGCCATACAGATAAATTGGATAATCAAACATTCCCTACCTCCCAGTAAATTGAGTTACCTACGTAGCTCTTTACACCACTACGAGATACAATGATGCGTGCCACACTCTGTTTATTACTGCTCAGGTAGAGCGCGCGGGCCAGGAATATTACTACTAGTAATACCGCTACACTATGCGTGATGACCAGCACAGCCACCATAAACATGTACAGTGATAGATACGCCACGTAACGCGCATCTAGTTCTATAGGCTTCATATTGCTCTCCGGTGCAGTCGATGTTTTCTCACAAAATTGAAGATAATAGAATATGTCGTCATGCTCCTTATTCATTCTACGAATCCAAGCTTCAAGAATAGCTATTTCGCTATAATCAAACCACTCTCCGTGTCCAGATAATTCTTTTTCACGATTTATATGTTCTGCTAGTTCAAGTTTAGAATGACGCCACGCTATTCTAACTTTTTGTGTTTTTCTTGATTCTTCTAATAAATCATCACGACCCATTAGCATTTTTTCATTTACCATTGTTTTACTCCTATTAATCATTGTTTGCTGATAGCTGATAGAATCACGATCAAATAATTCTACAGGGGGCACTAGGAGACCCATTGGCTTATATAACTGACGACTATTAGTATGGGGAAGGGTAGCATCTTATCTACCCCTGATAGCTCCTCCTTTACCATATACATCAGTCCTAGACATACGGCCCCCGGTAGGAATATAACACTAACGTGAGCTGATGTTATCAGCACGACCAGCGCGGCCGCCGTTACACCTAGATTGATAAGGCGAGTGGGGCCGGCGTGTAACCAGCGCTGCCATATAGCGCTCCTTATCATCCAGATGGTCAGCCAATAGGCTGATAAGAATAGGGGCGTCAGTAACACTACTGCGCCGACGAAGGCAGGCCAATTCAACTGGTTTACATCCGTTAGGGCTAGATAGGAACTCATGGCATCTCGCCCGCTACTATTACCTAACATGACTAGCCCTAGTGATATGCCCCGCACAACCGCTTCGAGATAAGACTCAGTCTTACCATCGGGGGCGGCTGCGGCTACAGGTAACCCAATAGCGAAGAATGGTCCTAGTGACATAGTGATGCCCAGTGCATTGCTCGTCTTACAGTCCTCCTCAGTCTTACGTCTAGCAGGGCATATTAGGCTGGCCATAACGTAGCCCCCCATACCCAGGATAGTAGTGGCGTGGGGTTGACTATGCAGGAACCACAGGAAGATAGCCGTGATAACAGCTAGACCTACCATCTTGGCGCGGCCCCAGCACTGCACTAATATGAAGATGGCCATCATTAATGGCGTTATCCACATATGAGATACACTGAGGTATTGGTCCATAACTATTATGCCTAGACTGGCTACTATGCCGCCGATTAGGCTGCTGATGCGTATTAGCAGCGAAGCCGATGCGTCATATCCGCTAGTAGCGGTAACTACTCGCATACCAGTAAAGGCCGGGTTACTCATGCGGGCCTCACTGGTTATAGTGCCAATTATCACTATAGCTAATACGCCCATCGCGTTATCGCCGCTAATAAGCGGCATAAGGGCCATTAGCAGTATCTCAATACTCAGATATGGTATCAGAGATACTATGAGGGCCAGCGCCCCTAATATGAGCATTGTTATCATGCGACTTACCTGCCTAGGGTAATACTTTAATGTTAATTAACGTGCCGTTACTAACTTTACCCGTTATCCGTATAAACCTACGGCTGCGTACTCCTTTAATTGATATAAGTACGCTGCATCTGCTAGTGCCTGCGTCCTCGTGTAGAACGGCATAGGCATGGTCGGGTAGGAGAGGGTTAGAGTATGTAGTGCTATTAACCCAGGCCCTTCTAATTATCACGTAGGCGCCATTATGGAGCCTTATATCGCATAGGCCCACTGGTATGGGCGGGGGCCCCTCTCCTAGTATAAGGGTGAGTATTGTATCTAGCATTCATTGCCCTATTGAACTCAGTCTCGTTAACCAGGGTCATACTATACACTATGCCCTGGTCCCACTCGATAATGGCGTATACGACACTGCCGTGTTGTAGCGCATTGCGGACAGCCCGTACGTCGAGCTCATCGACGCGTAGGCTGAGGTTAGTTATAGCATAGTAACCGGGCGCGGTCTCTTGTAGGGGCTCCTCTATCCGGAGGAACCGCTTCTTGAGCCTAGGGCTACTCTCGCTATCGTAGTCTAGATAAGTACGGCGATAGGTGCCATCTAGCTTACCATTCTTGATACTACCTCGTATAGTTAACCGCTCGCCTACTGCAGGCGGCGCCCCATCTACGGGTACATATACGTAACAACCGGGTTTGTTAACTACTAACAGGGGATCAGTGGATGTGATCACCTTGACGCGGTCTGTTACCTTAGCGCCATTATTAGCACCACAAATAGAGGGCCTTGCCTTCGATAGGTTAAATGCTACGCCAGCGAATGCAGCTGCGCCGGCCAGTACTACTACATAGAATATTAAGCTACTTACGTAGGGTCTTCTTTCCATCGGGTACACTCTTCTACGGAATATACTTCCTTTTCCCGTACCCAAGACGGTACTTTCTTCAACTCGGATTGGACTACTGGGGTTCCCCAGTAGTAGTGCCCATCACTGAGTTGACCCATACATGGATCCTGATCTTTAGCTCATTGTTTTACTCCTAATAAGTTTTACTAACCGATTAATTCTCTAAGCGTTTAAAAGCACCGATTTCTTCCTTGATGCTCTCCTCTGTCTGCCGCTCAAGGGCCTTTATTCCTTGATTTAAGGAATCCGAAATAGTCTTACAGGCCTTATTGTACCTTTTAACACAAATCCATTGGCCATAGTAACAGTTTTCAGGGTCTGTTATGTATCTAACCTCAAATTGTAACCATTGGTATTTATGGTAGCTGACTTCTGCTAAGAAGGCATATGATAAAGGAGAGAAATCACATTCTTCTTTAGAGGCATTAAATGTCCCTAAGACCTGACTCTGAAATTCTTTAAATGACAGCAGTTGTTTCTCTGCTGATACGCTATTCTGAAGCTCCTCAAATGACAGCATAATATCTCCTGTTGATACGATTAAATCCTGATTACTGATAACTGATAACTAATTACTTTTCTATTTTTTCAAAGATAGCATTTTCTTCCTTGATGCTTTCTTTTGTTTTTTGTGCAACAACTTTTATTGCTTGCATCAAAGAATCTGAAATGTCTCTACAAGCTTTGTCGTATTCTTTTATAACGATCCAACGACCATAATTATAGTTTTCAGGGTTTGTTACATATCTGACTCTAAAGAATAAATAATGGCCATTAGTGTAATTAATTAATGCCGAGAAATAATAAGAAGAATCCCAAAACTCACACTCTTCTTTGGTGCATTTAAATGCTTTTAAGACCTGACTCTGAAACTCTTCATATGACAGCAGTTGTTTTTCTGCTGATACGCTATTCTGAAGCTCTTCAAATGACAGCATAACATCTCCTGTTGATACGATTAAATCCTGATTACTGATAACTGATTGCTAATTGATAATCACAAACTACCCGAAAACCAATATCATGCCTGTAAAATTCTTTGTCATAAGCGTAAATGTCTACTCCTGAACGGCAATTATAAGGGCAAGTGTTAAATGCACCACCACGAGGAACGTTTTGGCACCACTCCGAGACATTACCGTGCATATCGTACAATCCCCAATCGTTAGGTAATTTTTGTCCTACAGGATGGGTTATAAATCCAGAGTTATTTTCGTACCAAGCATAGTCTTTTAGATGCTCGAAATCATCACCAAAGCTAAATAGGCTTTCAGTTCCTGCACGACAGGCATATTCCCATTCTGAATTTGTAGGTAGGCGATAGGTTTTACCAGTCATTCTATTTAATTTTATGCAAAAACCTATAGCGTCGTTATAGCTAACACTTTCTACCGGATTTTGAGGTTTGTTTATGAAATAAGAAGGATTAACTTCCATTACCGCTTCATATTGTTCCTAAGTGACTGGATATTTTCCAATCTTAAAAGTTACGCCAGGAATTTCTACCATTTCAATCTCAATCATTGCCTTACTTCTAATAGTTTTGCTTACTGATAACCGATAACTGATAACTGACAGCTAATTACATTTTATTTGTTCCATATTTTTAATTGCTGTGTCCATTTGTATCGCCGCAAAAAGGTCAAAAGCATCTTTGTCGGTTTTTGCAAACTGCAATAACTCTTCTTGGCTATATCCAGCGATAAGAGGATACTCACAAGCTACTACCTTTAAGGCTTGTACTTGTCTTTCAATGTCCCAATCTTTCATTAATTCATCTTGATACGACATTTTTTTGCTCCTAGATAAGTAATTTGTCTGGTAACTGATAACTGAAACCCTAGGCTATTTCATCCCCCGACTGATCGCGACGGTCGGGGGATGACTTCAACTATTTTAACTTCTCTAAGCGTTTAAAAACACCGATTTCCTCTTTGATACTCTTCTCTACCTGCTGCTCAAGGGCCTTTATTCCTTGATCTAAGGAATCCGACAAAGCTTTACAATCTTTAGACTTTTTACTGACAAGCCAGCTTCCATAATTAGAGTTCTGAGGGTCTGTGATGTATCTTACCCCGAACTGGAGCCACTGGCAATTAGTGTAACTAACTTCTGCGAAGAAAGCATACGGGAAATCACTGAAATCACACTCCTCTTTGGAGGCATTAAATACCTTTAAAACGTGACTCTGAAACTCCTCATATGACAGCAATTGTTTTTCTGCTAATACGCTATTCTGAAGCTCTTCAAATGACAACATAACATAACCTCTATTATTTGATTGCTGATAACAAAGTTTTCATTTTGCTTTCCTAAAGGTAATATACCATCCGCAGCCCGCCGCTAATATCGCACCAATAACCGCACCGTAAACTCCCGCAATCGATCCACCTAGTGCTGCACCTCCCACCGTTACCACCATCAGGTGATCAGCTTTATCCCAAAATCGAGGGGAATCAGCACCTTCGCGATCAAGGTCGACGCAGACTACCCGAAAACCGTTAAGGAAGTAGCGGTTGACGCGGCAGTAGGTGTCGTAGCGAATCGCGGAACGGCAGAGATTAGGATTGTTGCCCCAGGAACCGCCCCGCATGACAGAATATGTGCCGAATCTGCTCTTTCCATCAATATTTTCCTCTTGATTATTATCAAGCCAAACACTACCGTCACTAGGCGCACCGTCATAGTTATCATGCCAAGTATCAGCACACCATTCCCAGACATTGCCGTGCATATCGTACAGTCCGAAGGCATTGGGTGTAAATTGTCCCACGGGAGTTGTTTCGCTGGCGTCATAGTTAGCCAATTCCCCTGTAATGGTTTCCCCAAAGTAGAATGGGGTAGTAGTTCCAGCACGACAAGCGTATTCCCATTCCGCTTCACTCGGTAGTCGGTATTCCCTTCCCGTCAGTTTTGATAATCTCGCACAAAATTCAACGGCATCGTACCAGTTGACTTGTTCTACGGGGCGGCGATCACTATTGGGGCGGTCTTTAAAATGGGCCGGGTTGAGATCAAGGTCTCTTTCAACTTTTAAATCTGTGCGAGAGGCGACCTCTCTCCACTAGGCTTGGGTGATGGGGTATTTACCCATGAAAAAAGATGGGACAGTTACTTGATGTTGAGGGTATTCATCATCAAAACTATATTCCTCATTTGGCGATGAACCCATCGTAAAAGTTCCCCCCGGGATGGCAACCATATCTAAGGTGATGCCATTGCCCAAATCTTCCCCGAAGGGTTGTTCTTTAAACTGTCTTCTATTTTCGACGCCCTGTCTAGATAACAGAATTGTGTGTAGTGTAGTCATTTCCTTCTCTCTGTAGTAGAACGATATATACGCCTCTCTATTAATAGAGAGGCGTATATCAGCCGACCTCCGATAAGGTCAGCTAATTACTAGTCCATAGAATTGGCGCTTGCGGCAGGGGGCACCGCCGCCCACTCTGTATTATTACTTGCTGCATCCGCTGCTGCACGAGCAGCTTGTAGCTGAGCAGTGCGCTCTACCTGCCGGCGCTTCTGCCGATTATTATTCTGAGACCGCGCCTTTAAGAACCAATTATCCATCTCATTCTTTGAATCAAAGCCTAGGCCGCTAATAGCGGCCTGATTGACTTCCATGCCTAATAAGGAGGATGCGTAGAAGACAATGCTATTGACTTCTTCGCCGTTTGCGGTGAGTTCGGATAAAATGGGCTCCCCGACCTCAAAGAGAATGGATACGCCCCCTCCTATCATGCCTTCAACGCCATCAGAGATAAACTCAAATTGGTCCGGTTTTACCCGGACTTCAACTGAGAGACCAGCGAGTTGGTCATTGCTAATCGGGAAACCTTGGCGGGTAACATTGTTAGTCTGCTCAACTGTGCCGATTAGCCGGACGGTTCCATCGGTACACGGTTTGTTCCACATGCGATGTGGTAAGAATTTATTTGTAAACGCGATTGAGTATAGTAGTTGCGCTTTGACTGATTCCTGTGGTTTAGGTTCCGCTTTAAATGTCTCTATAGCTGAGCGGGTAGTGGTTTTGGTGGTGGTTTTGGCAGTGCGTGATGGTCTCATATCTAATAGGTAATAGTGATTAATTAGAGGTTATGTCCCTCCGTTGGGGAGTGGCATCGGCTACTTTCGCAGCTCGAGTACCATAGGCCCTCCGCTGGGGAGTGGTTAGAGCAGCTAGCGCAACTATGGTAGCTATCGCGACTAGTGCGACACAAGCCCCTCCGTTAGGGAGTGGCTAGGGCGGCTATGGTAGCTATCGTAGCTTAAGTACCTCCGAAAGGGAGTGGCTAGTATAGCTATTGTAACTATCGCGACAATAGCTCTTCTGAAAGGGAGTGGCTAATGGAACTAACGCAGCTCTTGCTGTATCCTTAGGGAGTACTCAACAGATAGTTTATTGCCACCGCTAATAGAATTCGCCGTCACGAGCATAAGCCGCCGCTAGTAACATTCGCTGTCATGAGCAATACTGGATACTACCTATCATATGGAGGGGAGAGCTCCACTAAAAGAAAAAGGGGCCAGGTGGCCCCAGGGGTCATATGACCCCATTGTAATTAGAAATCAGGATGATCTTCAGCTTCAGCGAGCTCTAGTTTGTAGTCGCCGAGGTCGAGATGTACAGCAGTTGCGATTTCCAACAGCTGCTTGAGTTGGGGGTTCCTGACATAGTTAGAGAGTTGGAACTCACTTACCATATGAAACACGCTAACGGGAACGATATCATCAGCACCATAACTGGCTGCGTCATCCTGGGTCATAGGAGCCACAGGATCATGGCCCTGGCCAGTACGACGGAAGGCTCCGTAGATAGTAGATGACTTTATAAGGCTATCGCTAGCGAAGTCACCCCGTTCGAGAGCACCGTAAGTGAGAGTACGGGCACGAGCTTTTATAAGCTGGTAGATTACGTTGGGTTCCTTAGCCAGTTTAGCGGGCATAAGGTTAGCTATAGCCCGAGCAGGAGGTACACCACCTCCTTGGCGATCCGTATCCGCAAGCTTAGTGGAGTTGGCAGAGTAGTATAACCCGTCTTGCAACGACTTATACATAGGCACGCCAGCAGCCCAGGCGCGAGCGGCTTGTACTAGGGTCGCCATGAAGATCTTAGCCTCAGGAGTATAGCCCCCAAGACCCATGCTTTCATAGACAAACCGCCAGGCGATAACGCACGCCTTAAGTGCATCGGTATCAACGCCGCTAGCGCGATACATACTATCCCATGTCTGGAAGGCAAGTGCGGAACAGATACCATAGCCAACACCTACAGCTACTTTGTAGTGCATATGCACCTCAGCAGCGTCGCTGACGTACTTATCGACAGCGATAGCAGTAGCTACAGCCTTATCCCACTTAGTAAGGGATTTCTTACCCATCTTATCTTCATAGCTCATGAAGGCGAAGAACGGCAGGTCATCTGCTTCGTAGCAGTAGAAGTAGCCGCCCATGCCCATGAGACTAGCATTGATAGTGAGGGCACTTTCAGTGTTAATACCATACTTGTGAGCATTAATGCCGCCGCACTGATCACCATCACCATCGCCTTCGTTAACGGCGTGCCATAGGAGAGGGTTGACCGTATAGTGTGCGACGAAGGCATCAGTAGTAGAGAACTTAACGCGGCCGCATAGGATGAAACCCATAGGAGTACGTTGTATCCCAATAATCTGGTTCTCTTCGATGCCAAGCATACGCACCATAGGGCAATCGGGGTGCATGAGAATTACAGGCACGCCATCAGCGCTATGGAGCAGCGGGCTATAGCTGGTCTTGACCTTACCAACAACCACATCGCCGGCGCGGGCCATACTTTTCAGAATGCCCTTGGATTTAACCATAGTGTTACACCATGTGCGTAAACCACGGCTGACCTTAGCGGTCATGGAGTAGATTTTACTATCCAAACCGCTCTGGTCTTCAATCCCTTCATCAGTAACGTAGGCCAACAGTGTAAGGAGGTCTAACATAATACCAGTAGCGGAGGCGCCAGAGAAGGTACCGAATGCACTTAAGGCCTTACCATTAATATGAAGAGAGACTTCATTGCCGTTGTTCTGGGCAACAATATCCACTCCATTGGGGTAGACAATAGCGAAACGATCTAGCAGGTTGCGGTCACTGCCGGGGGAGCTATCAGAAACGTAGTTGTTAACTACACCGATAATGTCCCGTAGATGGTCACGCCCCTCAGTAGTGCTGATGTTAATGTAATCAGCACAGTCTTTAGACGTGATCATGCTAACTATGGACATAACGTTATCGTACTTAACCTCCTCCATGAGCGCTTCGCCCCAAGCGCGGTTCTGTAGGGCCACAATACCAATCTGCTCCATAGTCATCTTGGAGAATGCTACGGACTCACGAGGAGTGGCTATCTCGATATCGTACGGCAGATAGCCGTATATAACTTCTACGGTTTCTTCGATACGGACGCTGGTATCGTCGATATAGATTACATTGATGTCATCGTTAGCGACTACAGACGAGATAGAATCCCACAGGTCACGGGCCATATCAAAAGAGATGACCTCTTTAACACTGGCCCCAGTATCATCAGTAGCCAGTTTGGCTCGAGCCCACTCAGTAAAGCTATTACTCTCAGTCATAAGATCAATGACTTCACGAGTATTATCGATGGTGAGAAGCGCACCCTCAGGAGTATAGGTGCAGCCCCCCTTCTCAATGGCAAACATCTCGATGAGCGCGGGCCACCCCTTAGTGGTCTCGTTATTTAGAATGATATCCCAGGGTTGAGATAGTCCCTTAACGTCATAGGGAAGAGTAGTAAGCTTCTTACCTAGACCACGAAGTTTGAGGACCTGGTCACGCCCCACCATTTCAGTCTCAAGCCGAATAGTGACGCTATCAGCGCGGCCCTCGACGCCATTACGCGTGACAGTCCCGCTTATTACGCGGATGTCCTGCGCGAAGGTCTCATTCTTAACTATGCAGTACTTGCCCTGCATAATACTGATGATAGGGCTACCAGGAGCATAAACCTGGCCCTCTGCCTTCGCTATCTTACCTTCTATGACTTCCATGAGCTTACTCACAACGTCATCTAGATCAGCAGCCATAAGAGCGCGGACTCCGCTAGGAATACGAAGTACGTGAAACTCTTTAGTTATGGTCTTAGGTACGGTGTATTCGAATTCGAGGTCGCGACGTATAGCAGCAACACCACTGCCAAAGCCAAAGCGGCTATTGGTGAATGCGGTGCGTAGATAGAGGCCACCACCACAACTATAGCTACCATCACCTAAATCAACGCGAAGTAGGCTATCACGACGATCTCTGATCTCAGCACGGGTGTATTTACCCGAGCTAGGTGGACGGTTGTACACCTTAGTGGGTTTGCTAAAGTCATGGATGGAGTATATCTTATCATCCTCAAGCCCAAGAAACATGGCCTTGGCGCCCGGCCCTACAGCGATCCATTCTGAATTGTATTTATCCGGCGCGGCTATAACGCCGGCTTTGAGCGACAATTCAAGATCGCTGGGTGCGAGGCTAGTGTTCTCTACTTGCAGGAAGGGGAAGGCCTTATCCCAAGGCTTGAACACGATAGGACGAGTCGTACCGCGATTAATCTCAAACAGAGACTGGCCTTCTTTAGGCTGAGCACCGTAATTAATGTCTTCGCGCCACAGGTTGGTTATCTCATTGAGAATGGCGCGCGCGCCAGTAGCATTATACGCTACCTTCATACAGAGCGCTACGAGGGCTACACGACCACTGTAGTCTTTGCCTCCTACTTTAACTAGTTCGTTAGCGATGCGACTCTGACGACCATCATTGACGGTACAGCTACTAAAGTTGAAGGTAGTGTTGCGGTTATTACCCTTGATAACCACACAGGGACCCTCAACACTAACAATACGGTGCTGCTTGACACACAGACAGCCTACGAGAGCGGCTAAATCGTCACCAGACCACGTAGCTAACTTAGTGAGGAAGTGCTCACTATACATGCTAACTAAGCATTCGGTCTTAGTAGCATAGGTATGCTTGTCGGCTTCGTAGGGTATAGACTTAGTTACACCTAAGTTAATGACCTTAGGATTCATCTTAGGGTCTGTGGTGTAAACAACACGGTGGTCTAGAAGCGCAAGGAACTTCTTACACATACGGCTGTTAGGAGACACGACATAGAGAATCGGACCTTCAGGCAGAAGGTCGAAGTTATTAGCCCCAAACAGGCGGGTTAGCTCTTTACGAGCTGCTGTGATGCGCGCTACCTGATTAGGAGACACGACTCCACCGAGAGTACTAGGGTCAGGAATTAACATCTCGATAATGCTTTTCATGGCAGTGCTAGTGTTGGTGGTATTGATTGAGGAGCTATCACTCTCTAACCCCTTAGTAGGGGCTCCTATGTTAGAGAGCGGGCGGGTAGGAGTTACTGCTGCGGGCGCCGCACCAATAAGACCATCAATTGCTTGAATGGTTAACGCAACAGCATCATTGTTGTTGACACTACTGTTAAAGACAAATTCCCAGTCTAATAACGTATTAGTGTCATCATATCCAACGTCTTCAGCATATTCGCCATAGGTTTTATAATCGAGTACGCGATCATCGAGACCTACGACTTCACGACAAATCGCAGGATCTAAACTATCTACTACATCCATCCACGCATCATCAGGACCAGGTGCCCCGCTTTCTACAAACGCAGCCATGAGGTAGTGAGTGCATAAAAGGCGGGCCACTAACGCCGGGTCGTACATAAGCAGAGCTGCTTCGTATTCGTCATTCTCGTGCTCCGTACCTTCGTAGTAGGATTTAGTAGCGTCCCATTGGGCCGAGCCCGCGCCAATAGCAGCCTCAGACACCAGAGCTATATCTAGGTCTTCAGTAAGACCTAGTGCTTGGCAGTGGTGGACAAGTTCGTGAGTTATCGCGTATGTATCTTCGAATGAAGGTACAGTAACGACACCGTCACAATAAGACGCTATGTCCCCTTGTACAAAAGTGACACCGCATAGTTTGCCTATGGCTATCATGCGGATAGCCAGTACGTCACTTGGTAATTCTGGTACTACAACGCTCATACAGCGTTTAACGCGTGTTGCTTTATTGGCAGCTTTAGCTAGCGCTAAAGCCGTTTTATTGTTTTTAGTTTTGTACTTCTTGCCCACACAAGTACGGCCCTTGCCACGATAGTTTAGGCGCCCTTGGTCGAGGGCAGCATATATAGAGGCGGCAGCCTTATCTTTAACTACTGATTTAACAGTAACAGCAGCTTTGGTAGGGCGCTGATAGGGACGAGGCGCGACGTCGTTACTACAGCGACGGATAGGGGCACTAACACTGTTAGTACGAATAGGTTGAGTGTTATTAGTAACGACAGTACTACGACGTAGCGCACGTCGTGCTGATTTTACAACGCAGGGGCGTTGGCTTTGAGGTAAGGAGCGGATGGGGCGGCCGGCTGACGCTATACGACGAGAGCGACGGCGTACTACGCGATTAGCGCGACGGCTCGCTATCTGCTGGGCGCGGCGACCAGGGCCTACACGTCGTGCAGTAGTGCGAGTACCTGCGATAACGGCGCTGATAGAGGCTACAAAAGATTGGAAGAAGACAAAGTTGACATTCATGGTGTTAGTGGTAATGTAGAGCCACTAAAAGGAAAAGGGGCCCAAGCAGGGCCCCTTTTTACTTAGTCAAGTATATTGTTTATATCTGCAGCTGCTTTATCAACAGTACCTGCTGCTGCTTCTGTTGCTGCTTCACGAGCTGCTGCGGCTGCGGCTGCTTCTGTTGCTGCTGCACGAGCTGCTACAGCAGCCCCCCGTTTGCGTTTGCGGGCGGCCGCTTTACTATGTAACTGTTCTGCAGTTACCACGTTAGGCTTTGCGATACCCTCAAACCCGTTTAGTATAGACGGGTCTATTTTCGGACGCATGACTTCCCGATGAAGTTGGATTTCCGCACCTTCGAGGTGAAAGTACTGGGTTATCGCACCCTTATACTCTGTTTCGCGTCCAACGCGAAGGTCTTCCGCGCTGAAGCTAACTCTTACACTCCCCCATGACGAGTCCCACTCGTCCTCGAAATCTGTAGATAACTCTACAGACATTATCACGTCATCGCTGGTGTCTCCGGACAGAAGCTCTACAAACTTGGACGTAGATAAGCTATAGCCATTGGAGGTAGTGAGAGGTACCTCCCCGTTCTTATTGGATATCAGCCGGAACTCCAGCCAGTAGCTAGACTGATCCAGGCGGCGCTTGATAGCGCCATTGTGCACGTAAGCAAGAACGCCAGGCTTAGTGCTGGCAGTGCGACTTACGTTAAGGGTAAATACGTAGTTTTTGGAGTTGGTGGGGTTAGTGTTGTTCATGGTGGGTTGGTTAGAGGGGTTGGGGGCTTGGTTGTTGTTGTTTCTCATTGTGTATACTTGGGTGTATAAAACTACTAAAAGAAAAGGGGCCGCCCACCCAACAGCCCCTTAACTACACGACTAGCTACAGACTACGCAAGAGAGCGTGCCCCTTCTCTTCTACTCGATGGGAGAGAGCGCAAGCTTCCTCCCATAGGTTGTCAGCATCTACCGCATATCCCTCGACCGTGAGAAATATAGAGAGATTGCGGAGGCACGTAACCTCTTCTATCATTAGAGCGAGGCAGGTTGTCACTAGAAGGAAAAAGGGGCTGTTAACCACAGCCCCCTAATATTATTCAGGTAAATCTACAGAGGGAGCCCACCCCGCCTCTAACATCGACACGTAATCGATGTCGGGATGGTAGACCCGTCCAACATAAACTCCTTCACCCCGCTGGTAGCGGCAGAGGGGTAATGGTACATACTTAAGAGGCCGAATGAAGGCGTAATTACCGTCATTCCAAGTACCCACCTCCCAGTAAGTAGCCCACTCAGGAATTACTTCCGCTGTGGGTATCTCTACTTCCCACACGGTCGTGAAGGCACGACCAGGATTGAGCTTGGCCAGCTGCTCTTCACGGGTAATTAGCTCTCCTCCATTGTAGGAGACCTCTATACCTACCTTCTTAGCCAGAGAAGATAGGATACCCGCTAGACGAGGCGGGCAAGGTAGCTTCATGTAATAGGAGTTGGGATTGAAGTTCCACGTGTCACGACACTCCACCTTGATGGTGTCGGGACCTACCGCCAGAATGCGGTAGTTGAAGTTACCGATGGCCCCGGCTAAAGAAGACCACCAATCGATTTCTGTTGTGTCCACGAAAGTAACGAGAGAGGTGCGGCGGCTCATTTCTTTGTCCTTAAGACGAGCCTTGAGGTTTGCTATTACCGCATCGCGTGTCTCAGCGATGTCGGCTTCAGACAAGGTCGGTGGCTGAGAGCCCCCCATGAAATAATACGAGATGAATGCCCACGTCGTTGGGTGGACGTATACGCCCGCCGCCTGTAGTGCAGTGTAGATTGACGCCGCTAGGATTTTGTACATGTGTCCTCCTGGGACTGATGAATCACCAGAAGAAAAAAGGGGGGCATATAGCTCCCCAGTAAGTACTACTCGATTAGCGTGATGACCTCGAAGTCACCATCTGGTAGAACATACCAACGATGACCATCAATGTCTAGATGACATGCCGGCCCATCTACAGACCGACGTTGAATTGTTTGACGATTTAATACGTGAAGATAAGTGTGGTAAGGGCACATGAATTTACTCCTCCTAGAGTAAGGGTTCACTAGAAAGAAAAGGGGGAGTGGGCCCCCTGAGTATTAATTGATTACATAGATGCACTTAGCGCCTATGTAATCGAGCGAGTGGAACCACAGCCGTGACTCCACCCAGGTAGCATAGGCATCACATTTACTTTGAGGAGTATTCGATTAATAGACTCCTCAGTAACTAGGACTTGCCTATACCCTATTACTTTAACCAGCTTAGGTCTAACTGATAGTGAAGAAGTTTGTCACTCTTCTCTATCATCTCGAACATCTCATAGAGGCGCTCCTCTATTTGGTCGTGGTCCGCCCGGCTAGTCAAACCGAGCCCCTCCCAGGTAGGCTGAGGGGGTTTAATTTCAACCAAGCAGGTCTTGGTGATGCCAACAGCCAGACGAAGACTGTCGGTACTATAGAGCTGTCCCAGCTTCTTATATACTGCGTCTGCGTCAGTAGTGAGCTGAAGAGCCCACAACTCCTCAGTATACTGGCGGACTATTACATCTACTTTGTACACCCGGTCTAGGACTCCCCAATCATCGGTGGGGACGAGACGACGAAGGACACCGCCTCGGGAGTTGAGCTCTAGATGCTTACTCGCGAGATCACGGGCGGCGCCATACAAGTAACCCTCACCCCATACCTCACGGGGCTTGGGACATTTAAAACCTAACTCTTCGATTACACGCAACACTACTTTCTCCATCTGTAAACCATTCATGATGTACTCCTAGGATTATAGATCACTAGAAGGAAAAAGGGGCCCTCGCCCAGGCCCCTTAACTACTACTCTTTGTCTACCTTACATAGTGAGGTAGGTAGAGGTCCATAACAGGCCTCATGGTATACAAGGCCAACGATGGCGCCGCATGCGCCAAGAATTACCACAATAGCTGCTATGTAAGATAATGTGTATTTCATAATCCCTCCTAGGGTTATAGATCACTAGAAGGAAAAGGGGCCGCTGGCCCCCTACTTACTTATCGTAGACGCTCACAAGCCTCTACCTTGTGAGGTAGAGGGCGTACGCATATACCGTCACGGGCGACAATATATGCGATGTAGTAGCTACTACCGAGAACGGCGGTGGTAGCTACTACAAAGGCGGCTACAGTGTTGTTGATGTGTCGTTGCATAATGTCTCTTTCTGGAGATTGATGTACACCAAAAGGAAAAAAGGGGCCCCCACCCAGGCCCCTTATCTTTTAGTCTTTATCTACTTCGCACGCCGTCACGGGGTAGTTACCGTGACAAATGCCTGCGTATACTCCGCCAATGATGGCAGAGCATGTTATTAAAACGGCACTGACAGCAATGGCAATTAATAATTTGGTATTCATGACACCCTCTTTGGGTATAAAGATCACTAAAAGATAAGGGGCCTTGGTAAGGCCCCTTATTTATTATTTATTCACCTCCTCACAGAGTGGAGACTTTGGGTCTCCGTAACATGCCTCTACAGCTACTACACCAGCAATAGCGGAGCAGGTAAATACCAACACTATCACAGATACAATGTAGGTGATATCATATTTATCTAGCTTCATATCTCCTCCTAGGAGTTAGTGTTCACTAGAAGAAAAAGGGGCGCAGTGCCCCTTCTATTAACTACTTAACAAGGATGTAGTTGAACGTCATCTCGATATGCGACGTCTGATCACATGAACACGCTCAGCATCCGTGTAATCTTGGTAATCTTCTGGTAGAAGAGACCGTCCTACCTTATGTACCTTGCCCCATGCGGGGGGGGCACCATAGAGATCCCCGTTTGCTCCGAGGAGCACCCGATTGACGGGGTGCATCTCAAGAATCTTCTGGGCTATCTCTTCGTAGAGAAGAATAACCGTGGGCTCTTGTTGCCCTAACCCAAGTGCTTCGCAATTGTCGAAGCACAGATCCCCGGACTGGTTAATCCAGGTCCAGGACTGGGCTATTATGGTTCTTGAATCATTCTCAAATACGAGGAATCCGGAGTTGGGCTTTTCTTGTCCATACCAGGCGCAGGCCTCTCCTTCCCCGTCTGGGTGCTGGCAGCAGTTGGTATACTCACCGAGGAAGAGCCCTCGCGTATCTTCTCGGGGGAGGAAGTAAGCCCGTATTCCATCCCGAGTAGCATCAATCTCTGGGAGGAAGTTTGGTACTTGTAGGGAACGTATAAAACGATCCTCGTAGTACTCGAAATCCGGGGTAGATACGCCCCAATAGGCGCACTCAAAAGCAAACTCCCAATGATTAATCACCAGGTACTTACGTGCTTTACATACCGTCACTAATTGACGAAATGGCAGAGAGCGCTCTTCCACACTTAGTTTGTGCCAGACTCGGCATATTAAGCCGAGTTCAGAAACTGAAGTGGAGCGCTGGCGTAGGCGCTCCCCCTGAGCGAATAGGAACTCGCTCAATCCCTGCCCGCCGAGGGGTAGCCAATAGGTGGCGTCATGCTCGCTGTAGCCGAGCTTGGCCATCTTACTAAGCCACTCCTCAGAGCGGCTTCCGAAAGTGATTACCAGTGGAATTAGGTACTCTGGAGGATTCTCACGTAATAGTAGTTTATTAGCTACTGCTACCTTCAAGGTAGGTATATACCCGCCCTCCCCAAATATAGTTTCTTTGTTCTCTTTAAAGGCTTTGAGCAAAGGGCGCTCAATAGCACAACTAAGTTCCCCGTAGAGTTTACGGAGGGCTAGGTGCTCATGGCCATTGACCCATAGGTATTGAGCTATGGCCGTGCGCCCCGAGCGGCACATCTCATTAAAGCGCTGCCAGAAGGCAACGATGCGTTCGGTACGGGAACGACGGCGCGCTCGATCCCATTGTCCCCCCTCCTCTTTCCATATGATTCCAGCAAGGGCTCGGAGGTCTGGACGGGACTTGTACATAGTTCCCAGCCGTACAGCCAGAGACTTAGGAATCTCTGTATTATACTGCCATACTCGCGCAGCTGGAATTAGATCCCAGACATTCCCAATGCGGGTGGGAACAGGCATACGAACCAGTACCCGCTTAACCCGAATGGGCAGGCGGTTATAGTTTGGGGTAAGGGCTATTGTCAATACCGTACTGTGGTACGGTTGGCGACTAGAGTTCCATTCGCACTCCCGGGCGCGGACACCCTCCCATAGAGGGAGAAAGCGCTTTACTTCCCACCAGTGTTTAACACCTAGATTTACTAGGCGTTCAGCTAACTGAGGAGTTCTTAGCTCCTCGAACCAAAACCCCTCTTTCTCGTAGGGGAGTCCGATATCTTCATTTAACTTGAGGTACCAGATAAGGTGGAGGCGCACTTTATTTGTTTCTATTGCCTCCTCCAAGGTTACTTCTCGGAGGATGACCCGAGAGATAATCCATTGTTGGGAGCTGGATAGATTATTCCAATCCATCCATCCAATCCAGTGAGTGGATGGATTGAGTTCCATCCACTCCCGTAACTCAAGTAGAACGTTAGAAAGAGAGGAATAGTAGAGAGCGGGGTCAGCTCCCAACTCAGCTTGCATCTCCCATTCAAGGGAGTGGGCAAGCTGAAGGCGGGCCGCCTTGGTTTTGGCAGATTTTATAAACTTAGACATGGAATTGTCCTCCTGGGACTAAAATTCACCAGAAGGAAAAAGGGGCCCGCAGGCCCTATTATTAATGCCATACCATCGCCTACTTGAAGCAGGTGATATCAATACCCAAGAAAATCGAGCATCCCTAGATTAGTTGGAATGAACAGCTCTTGGGTGGGGGAGGGGGTATACCCTATAATACACCAAAATACCGCTAGCAAATATCTAGAATCTAAGAGCTCATGGATTAGATTTGCTCCAATCTTAAGCTTTTAACCCTTGATTAATTCGAGTAA